TACCTTGTTCCTCAAAGAAGAGGTTGATCAGTACGGGAACAATGGGTTTATAGTAGAATCCATTACCAAGGAGGAAAGGGAACAAGGAAAGAAAGGTACAATCATCGGGAATGCCAAGTTTTTAGTAGCAGGTGGACCTTCTAAGCAAGAAGAGATATCTGACTTACCTTTTTAAATTAATTACAAGGGTGGGGTTGTAATGACCTCACCCATCCTTAAACCAAATCAAATGCAAATCACATTAGACAATCACGAGCAGGAAATCGTTAGAGGCATCGCACTGGCAAGGCATAACAATAACATTGAAAGAGGTAGCAGGGACTTTAAGATGGGGAACGGGGATGACCTTCTTATAAACCTTGAAGGAACAGGCGGAGAGTTCGCATTTTGTAAACTGCAAAACATTTACCCCGACATGACTATCAACCATCCCATCCCTTTTGATTGCTACCATAGGACTTGGGGTTTCATAGATGTTAAAAGCACCAAGAAAACAAACGGAATGCTTTTGGTGGGCGTTTGGAAATCAAGATCAATTCCTAACCATTACGCATTAATGGTGGGTGAGTTTCCAACTTATGAGTTCAAGGGTTTTTTTCCAGGTGAAGAAGTATTTAATGATGAAAACATTGTTAACCTCGGACATGGAGAAACCTACGGAATATCTCAGGACAGACTAAAAATGGAACTATGAAAAAAGATGCGTTTTACTTTCCGCATTTCGCAAACTCAAGGAATGACAACAAGATAATGAGATTGCGTTTAGAATTAGGTCTTGAAGGTTATGCAATCTATTTTATGTTACTGGAAGTCCTTAGGGAACAAAACGACTATAAATACCCAACAAAGGATATAGATATCCTTGCTCATCAGTTTAGTACAAGTGAACAAAAAGTTCGTGTTACAATATGCAATTATGGTCTTTTTGAAGTAGATGCTGATGAGATGTTTTTTAGCATTAAGCAGATTTACTACCTTCAACCTTACATTGAAAAGACTCAAAGGGCAAGAGTTGCAGCACAAAAAAGGTGGGATAAAGTGGAATCTGATGCAAATGGAATGCAAATGCATAGCAAATGCAATGCTGATGCAATGCAAATAAAGGAAAGTAAAGTAAAGGAAAGTAAAGTAAAGGAAACAAAAGTAGGTTTTGTACGCCCTGAATTATTTGTATTACAGAACTATTTTGAAGAACTTGGAAGCCTAACCGAAGCAGAAGGATTCTTTAACTACTACGAGAGTAATGGTTGGAGGGTAGGAAAGAACCCAATGAAGGATTGGAAAGCAGCATCAAGGAACTGGATTAAAAACTCAAAAAACTATAAATCAAATGTTACCACTAAATCAAGCAATGACATCTATGCACAACGCAGAGCAGAACTCCATCAGTACACCGATAAAATTGACCAACTCCGAGGAATTAGACCTTGAGCGGTTTAAACTATCAAGAACCTCCCAACCGATATCCGTATTAAGTGGTGCATTGGTAGTGGATGAACTTATCAACGGAATGCAGAAACTTGGAGTTAAAGGTGATAAGATGCCAAACAATGCAGACCTTTTGCTTATGTACAAGTCAATTATGGAGGAATACCCGAACATAAAAGTAGGGGAACTATCCCTTGCTTTTGACCTTGCAGCAAAGGGGAAACTTGACATTGATGCTGAAACTTATCAGAACTTCTCAATGCTTTATCTGCACCGAATCCTCAGGGCATTCGCAAGGTATGGGATGCAAAAGTTAAATGAGATCAAACCAGCAGAAGATAAAAAATGGAATCTAAGATTTGTTACGGATGATGAAAAGATAGAAACTGCTTTTGATTGTTACAAAAAGTATCGCATTTGGGATGCCATTGTGTTTGGAATTGATGTGTTCCATATCCTTCACAAACAAGGGAGAATAATTGTAGATGTGGAAAATACCTATGACAAGGTTCTAAGGTCAATGAATGACCGAATGTTTGATGGTTCAAGGCAGGACAAGATTGACATAAAGAATAAATTAAAGGATGATGACTATATGGAAAACCAATGTTATCGGATGGCGGTAGCAGATTATTTTGATAAATTAATAAAGTAAAAGCAATGACACACGGATCACTATTTTCAGGTATTGGTGGGTTTGACCTTGCTGCTGAATGGATGGGATGGGAAAACAAGTTTCATTGTGAATGTAATCCATTTGGTCAAAAAGTCTTACACCATTACTTCCCAAACTCAGAACAATTTACAGACATAACTAAAACAAACTTCACAAAATATGCAAACAAAATTGATATTCTCACAGGAGGATTCCCCTGCCAACCATACTCAACAGCAGGTAAGAGACTTGGAAAAGAAGATGACCGCCACCTCTTCCCTGAGATGCTTAGAGCGATTCGGGAGATTCAACCACGTTGGGTTGTGGGCGAAAATGTTTTCGGACTTGTTAATTGGTCAGGAGGGTTGGTTTTCCACGAAGTGCAAACTGACTTGGAAGCTGAAGGGTACGAAGTACAACCGTATGTACTTCCAGCTGTATCCGTCAACGCACCACATAGAAGGGACAGAGTTTGGTTTGTTGCTTACTCCAGGAACAATAAACATTGCAGAAACGCCCGAAGAATATCAGATCAGGCAAACAGAAAGGACAAACGAAGGTTTGAACAAAGCACCACATCCGAACAACAAGTACAACTGCCTTCTGAGTCAAGTTCTTTATTCGGGGATGATGCCTACTCCAAGAACGAGGGACTGGAAGGGATGCGAAGGAAGGAGGGGGGATATTCCGAGTTACATAGAGGACAACCTTGGATACAAGACTGGCAAAACTTCCCAACTGTCTCCGCAATTTGTAATGGAGATGATGGGATTTCCGACCGATTGGACTCTATTACCTTTTCTAAATGGAGAAACGAATCTATCAAAGCAGGAGGAAATGCAGTAGTACCTCAAGTGGTTTATCAGATATTTAAGGCAATAGAACAATATGAAAACATAAACGAATGGACCTCTCAGTAGGATTAATAACAAAGTTTGCACTTATCAAGTTGGAATCCAAAGGTTACTATGTTTGGCGAAATAATAACCTATCCGTACCTGGTCGCAAGTTCATAGGCGAGAGAGGGGTTGCGGATGTAACGGGATTCTGCAAGAAAACAGGCAAGGCGGTATACTGCGAGGTAAAGACAATTAAGGATAAACTTAGCGACTATCAGATAGTTTTTCTCAATAGAGCAAAGAATGCAGGTGCATTGTGCTACCTTGCCACAGATAACAAAGGAATCCCCGAATTGAATGAATGGATATGAAAAGTATAAACTCATTAAGTGGAGGCAAAACCTCATCTTATATGGCGGTTCATTATCCTGCTGACTATAATATTTTTGCTCTTGTTACCATTGAGGATGCAAAATGTAAACCATCAGATAAGGAACTGGTAAAGTATGCAAGTTGTAAAATAGGTAAAGAGTTTATAGCGACTGCTGAAGATGATGCCACACTTTATGCAATGCGTGACCTTGAGCAGTTAATTGGAAGAGAGATTACTTGGGTTGCAGGGAATAGTTTTGAGGTAGTAAACAGGAAGGCAACAGGAGGAAATGGTCTACCGAATATGATGTGGAGATTCTGCACAACTGAACTAAAGATGCGACCTATTTTTGACTGGTGGTTTAAGAATATAAATGAGAAGGTTATAATGAACATTGGCATAAGATATGATGAGATGGAACGTGCAGAAAACATTAGAAACTCATTTAAAGGTATTGTTGGCAAAAGAGGTACACTTAACAAATGGGAGGAGATAGAATGGAGGGAAGTATCATTTCCGCTTATTGAAGATAAAGTTATTCATCCAAGAGTAGTTAAATGGGCAAGTAAAAGCGGTTTAAAGTTTCCAAGTGATTCAAACTGTGTGGGTTGCTTTCATAAACCACTTCAGCAACTTCGTAAGAATTGGGATGAGAATGAGAAAAAAATGCAATGGTTTGCTAATCAAGAAAGCGTTGGCAAGAAATGGAAGAAGGAAATGAACTATGAAAAGATAAAAAAGTTAGCATTGCAATCTGAATTTAACTTTGGGACAGGATCAGGATGTCAAGCAGGATATTGCACGGATTAAAATGAGCATAACGAAGAACGATATCATTACAGGTCTATACACTGACAAGGATATAGACAATGCCATCAAAAAAATGCAACCTTTTGAGTTGCAGGATGACTTACGGCAAGAGATGTTTATGGTACTTTGTGAGATGGATGAGGTAAAGTTCATGTCAATGCATACGGGTGGATTCCTAAAGTTCTACTTGGTCCGCACAATGCTCTCAATGATAAAGTCCGATAGGTCAACCTTCTTCAATAAGTTTAGGAGGGTATTTACGGAATGGACCGAGAAGCACGATGCACCTGATCATAATGATACCATCCAAACCGATGAGATAACTGTTAAACTGAATAATTCTTTAAAGATTCTGCATTGGTATGAACTTGAGATACTACGCTTGTACTCCGAGAACGGACAGAACATAATGTCATTGTCAAGAGATACTGGCATCCCTTATCGTTCACTGATGAAAACAATTAAAAAGACCAAGACATTACTTAAATATAAAATCAAAAACCATGTTGTTACTTAAAATTGTTATCGCATCCCTTTTCTCCGTTTTCTATCTTATAGACATGGCGAGGTTGCCTGAGAAGTTAAAGGTCAATTTTAAACCATTTAACTGCAATATGTGCCTTTCCGTATATGTTGCCATTGCTTTGTTCTTCCTCCCCGTAATGGTCCTTAATTGCGTTCTCGTGGCATTTGTCGCAGGGGTATCTGCTCCGCTATTTAGAAACCTTATGAATAACATTTTCTTTAAAAAATAAAATGGCACACTACATTGATGAGAATGGCAAGTTGAAGGTGGATGTTTTTACCATCAGCAAAGACTACCATATTCTTGACAAAGAAAGCAAAATGGAAGTTTTATTATTAATTAAAGATTGGGTAGATTTAGAAGTAATTAAAATACAATTTGAATATTAAATTATGACACAAGAAGATGAAAAGTTTTTACAGGACAATATTTACAACTTTGAATGCGTAAAGATTGGGTTCATGAAGAACCTACCCTTGCACATCTTGGTGGGGTATGAGCAGATTTATAGGAGATACCTTGATGGTGGGTTCATTCTGACATCTTGGTGTGCAAACTGTGTAGCGGATATGATGAAAAGACTTTCAAGGTATTGGGATGATTACCAAGCATCAAAGTTGCTTGATGCGGAAGTTGTACAAGAACCTGTACCAAAGAAAAAAGGTAGACCTTTTAAAACTAAACCATGAGAATCATCACAGTTGGTCAAAGAAACTCAGGGGTATCATTCCATCGGTTGTTCAATCCTTTAATATACTTGCCAAAGGATTACGCAATGATGACCGATGTACTTACCGAGGAAGAACTTGAGAAGGGTTATGATATACTTTTTATCAATCGTTACATATCGGGGATGGAGGTTGATGAGGTTGTAAGGTTACGGGAGAAGTATGGATTTAAGTTAGTGGTTGATGCAGACGATTATTGGAACTTAGACCCGTGGCATATCTTGTACGGAAGATATCCGTATCAAAAAGTCATAGACCATATCAAGGTCGCAGATATTGTAACTTGCTCTAACAATGATTTGGCGGTTGAGATTGATAAACTTAACCCGAATTGGATAGTAATACCAAACGCATTACCATACGGAGAGGATCAGTTCACGGATGTTAAGACCGAATCCGATAAGGTGAGGTTTGTTTATGCTGGTTCAATCACCCATGAGAAAGATATCGCAATCCTAAAGAACCCGATGAAGCGTGTTGCAACCGATGTTATAACTAAAAACAACTCAAGGTTTATCCTTTGCGGATATAGTCAAGACAAAAAGTTGGAGCAGGTTTGGGGCAGGATGATTAACAATTATCTTTGTGCATTTAAGGTGGATGGGTACATAAGAGAAGCATTACCAGTGGACCAATACATGAACTTTTACAACGAAGCAGATGCCTGTTTGATTCCTTTGGTTGATAGCAAGTTCAACTCTATGAAATCCAACCTCAAGGTCCTTGAGGCAGCAACAAAGAATGCAGCAGTAATCGCATCCAATGTGAAACCTTATTCTCAATGCCCACACATAATACCTGTAACGCATCAAGGGGGATGGTTTGAAAATA